CGTCACGCTCGTCTTCAAGCATTTGCGCGATAGCAAGCTCTAGTGCAGCTTTTTCAGTTTCCATGCGGAGGATTGCTTCATAATCCTCAACAAAAGTAACAGGCTTTTCTTCAACTTTAGGTGCCGCCTTAACCTTTGGTTTAGGCTCTCCCGTTACTGCTTCAACAGCGTCTTCGATTGCTTTTTTAACGTCGGCGCTGTTGTTTTTATATTCTTTCTTTTTAGCCTTTATGCCGCCCTTAGAAGGCAAAGCAATAGGCTCTGGCTCTTGATTAGCCAAGAAAATAATATCTTCTAAAGTGACCGCTAACGAGCCTGCATGAACGTCAGCGCCTGCCGCTAAGAAAGTTACGCTTTCAAGCGTTAACGCCATTGCTCCAGTAATTCTGCCAACGCCGCGAGCATCAAAGATAATGTCGTCTAATGTAAACGCTAATGTGCCGTTGTGTTTAACTATCCCCGATGCTGCAACCGCAATATCATCTAGCGAAACAGTCAGACTTCCTGTGTGAGTGTCAGCCCCCGTGCCGGCAAAAGAAATGTCATCTAATGTGGCAGTTAAATTCCCGTTATGTACTACAACACCGGAAACTGCAAGCGCAATATCATCTAATACAGCAGTTAAATTTCCGTTATGTGCTATCGTTCCAACGCTTGCAACAATAATATCATCTAACGTAACAGCTAATGTTCCAGTAATGCTTGTGCCGCCTCCTCCTTGCGTTGGAAGCGCTGCAAAAGGGCCGTCAGCAAAAGGGCTATGTCCAAACATAATCTTACGGTGCTACTGGAAAGTCTACAGTGAAAGGAAACCCTGCTTGCAAGGTAATGTCACGCAGTGATTGTCTATAAACCGCCCACGCTAAATTATCAACAGGCGTATCAGCTAATTGTGTCCAGTCTGACTGTGTGAGTAGCATATTGCGTTTAAAGCGTACTTCATTGGCTTTCTGTGTTTTTTCAGCGTCTAGCTCATCTTGTATTTTATTCTCAACTACTACGTCATACACTACGCCATTTTCAATATAAGGCTCAACTAAAGTAAGTTTTTGAGTAGGTAAGCGTGTTCTTTCTGACTGTATCTGATACGCATTGCGCTCTTGCGCCCACATTAAGTCAAGACCTTCTAGTGGAAACGATACATTAGGAAACACCTCTGTATGCTCACCATGAGATAGGATTTGATTGTTTTCGATTATGGCTATTTTCATGTTGCCACCTTATGAAGTTGGAAATGCGGCTGTTGGAGGGAATGGCGGAGGTGTGAAACTTGCAGTGTATCGTGCAACGCCTTTTGTTATTCTTAAATCATATATGTACCCATCCCACGTTCGAGTCAAACCATCGCCTGATGTTCCTATATAAATGGTGTTTTGTGTCCCCTTGTAGGTTGCGGAATCTGTATACGTACCGTTATTTAAACCATTGATATATAGTGTAATTATATTTCCTGCTCTAACTAATGCTATATGAACCCAAGCATTCAGTATTATTGGTGTCGTGCTAGTTATAGCAGGAAAGACCCCGTTTAATGCAACAGTATACTTTGTTGCAAGACTTCCATTTCCTGCAAATATGCCAATATTACCGTTGCCAGTATTTGGCCAACTATTATAGTTTCCTATCAAAGTAACTACAAATTGGTATGCCCTTTGGTATGCCCAAGATTCTATTGTAAAATCGCCGGTAAAATTAAATAATGCTGAATATGGGATAGTTAAATAATTTGACCCGTAGTTATATAGGACAGTACCAACCCCAGCATTGGTTACTGCCGGAGGGGATACTGCTGTACTAATTACTGTGCTTCCGTTATTAGTCACTGCTAAGTTATTTTTAGATGAATCCTTAATATTAGTGTTTGTATTATTTGCACCGTTACCGACAAGTAGAAAAGATACATTGTTCCAATAAGGGTCGGTAGCAGCCCCTCCAAGCGTAGAAAACCTAGATAACATAGTCATCGCACAAACTTCCCATAAATGGTTGTACCCGCATCGCGAGTCCAAAGTAAGCACCAATCTGTACCAGACGTTTGCAGGGTCACACCGTTAGAAGAAAATGTCGTTGTCGTTGCACCAGTAGACGTAATCCAGTTAATAGTTGGCCATGTGATTGTACCTGCTGCACCCAAGTTAACCCCTTCAATAAGAAGCTCGCCTAATTTACCCGATGGCGGCCAGTTTGAAATTGTTAGCGTAGGACTGCTTGAAGCCGTTGGTGCCCAGCGTTGCTGTGAGCCGTTAGTAAAATTTAAAGCGGCTGTAGTAGTGCTATCATAGTACACCCATCCAGTATCTTGAAACATTGCCCGAGTCAGTGAATAATCACCGCCAGTTAAGTTGCCGCCTAGTGTTGATGCGCTAAGTGTAATGCCAGAAGGTAGTGTAGGCGTACCAGATAAGTTAGCTGCTGTCCCTGTGGTGTTTTGGTTAAGCGTTGGAAAGGTACAGTTTGTTAGTGTGCCGCTAGAGGGTGTACCTAATGCTCCGCCCGGTGCAACATAATCTGTTCCTGCGGTCGCTGCGGTAAAAGCACTTGTTCCGTTACCTTTTACTACGCCGGTTAATGTTGTTGCTCCAGAGCCGCCTTGCGCTACCGTTAACGCAGTTGTCAAACCAGAAAGCGAAGTAATATCGCTGTTTGCGCCAGATGCAGCTAAACCGGTTACGGTGTCGCCTGTTTGTAATTCTTGAATAGCTGCCCCGTTTAGGACTAGAGGGTATCGTGCTGTCATTAGCTCACGCTCACGTTAATTGTTGACCCTGAATGATTCAACACAGGAAGATACCCGTTTGCTAACGCAACTTGAATCACCGATGATGAATGATTTAATACTTGTAATGTTGTAACTGGAATAGCACGTTCAGCAGGTAGCGTTACAAATACGTCTTTAGTACCTGATGTAAATGTGACTAAACTGCCAGCGTTGCTAGATGCCAATACGGTGGTTCTGGCAAGTGTGTTACCAGAGCTTGCGTAAGTGCCAATTCCTACCTCCCAATTTGCGCCTGTCTGGTCTGCAATGGTGTAGTAAGTGGTATTTCCATTTCCTACCGCAGCAGAAAACGATTGGTATCCTGTCGCCGCTCCCGCTAAAGTAATAGCGGTAGTGCCTGTAGAAGTTGTCGTTTCCTTAACTCTATCCGCTAAAACTAAAGTCATTACGCATTACCTTCTGTAATCGTAGCTGAAGAAATTGCCACGCTGTCGCCAGTTGTAATAGCAACGCTAGACAAATTAATATTACTTCCTGACGTTCCAACTGTAAGCCCTGAAATAATAAGCGTTGTACCGTCAGATTTATAAATACTTGCGTTATCGGCGGTACCTGTTGCACCTGCTGTTCCAGCAGTGATTGAGCTTAGCGTAAGCACACCGCCAGACGCTGCGCCAGCAAACGGTGTACCGCAAACACATTCCGCTAATTGTGTCGCCCCAGAGGTATAGATTCTAAGTTTTGCGCCGTTGCCAGCAAAAGTAGTAATTGCGTCCGCGCGGGAATTGCGCAATGTGGTATTAAGTGAAACTGCCATTTATTTGACTCCTATAATTCTGCCGTTAGCATCTCGAACAACTTGTTTTGGTCGAGTTACTTGGTTGTGCATTTCAGACATTCTGTCGAGTAATGCTTGGTTCTGTTGGTTTGCAAGTGTCATCATTTGCGTCATGTTCATATTTACGTTTTCAATGACATTGTTTAGTGATGTTGATAATACGCTATTCAACTGTGGGTTTCCAGTTTCATCAAGTTCTGTCATTGAATCTTCTTTACCTGCATTTAAACTTAAAACGTGTTGCTTCATACTGTTTTGAGCTTGTATCTGCGCAATGGTAATCTTTGTATCATTATCAAGCTGTGTTTTCCACTTATCAAATTCGAGTTTAGCTTGTTCAAGTTGATTGCTAGCTTGAAGTTTCACTTGTTCAAGTTGCATTGTCGCTTGTTCTGATTGCTGTTGTGCTTGCATCTTCATTTGGGCAATTTGAGCCTCTGCTTGTGTACGCTGTTCGTCTTTGCTCGGTGGTTGCGGTCCTGCTGCTTTTTTAGTCGCTTGGTCAACAAACTGCTCAAGGACACCTTCAAGTTCTCTGCCCGCTTTAAACCCACGAACACCATAAAGCAATAGCTCTCCAACTAACGGCGCCATTGCAGGGTCTTCTTTAACCGCGCCAATGCCGTCTTTAATAAAGCCGCTTACCGCTGTCAAAAATTCCATGCGGTTTTGCTTTTCAGTCTGCTTATCAAGCTCAACTAGCGTATCGGTTTCAATATCAATATTGAAAACCCTAGCAGGTTCGTTTTTAAGCAGTTGAATCGCTTGCTCTACAAATTGCGCGTCAGGCGTATTCATAATGCCTGACACTTCAACTAATGTCTGTGGTTGGTATTTTGAACAGATAATCTCTGACTTCATGCGCAGGATTTCACGCGCAAAGCGATACAGCCCGTCTTTCATGTTGCCAAGACGTAGTGATGCAAACTGACTCTTAATTTGCTGTGCTGTCGCGGTTTCACTCGCTACCGACGCGCCACGCATGATGTCGGACAGGCCAGTTGTTTCGTAAATGATTTGCTTACATGACTCACGCGCTTGATATAGCTGTTGCAACGCAGACGCAACGTCGCCAAGTGGCATAAATTGCACAGCGCCTTGCAGTCCGCCTTTTTCAACAAACGCCGCCCAGTTTTTGACAGGGACAAGCACCCCATCGTTACCTTCTTTCATCAAGCGTTCAATCGCAGGCTCGTCCGCCGCGTAGATGCCCATGACTTTAAGCGCTTTGGTCAAATGCTTGATTCGACCTGTTAGCTCGTCAATCTCGTCTGCTTGGTCTTGATAGAGTAGAAAATCTGCTACAGGAATCAGCGTCCCTGTCGATGTAGTGGCAAAGTAAGGTTTAGGGCAGGGAAAGAAGTTTGAAAGCTCTAGTGGGTCATCTCTGTGGTCTAAAATGACATCGTACTGCTCCGCTATCCAATAGACGCATTTTTCTGCTTTTGACCAAATTTCCCAGATTTCTGCCTTTTTATCGGCTTTAGTAGTTTCTTTGTCGCCGTCTTTACGATTTGACGTGTTAGTTAACGGAACTTTCTCAAAGATGTCGCCAAAGCGGTCTACCCCCTCGTCTAACGTCATATAGACGCGTCGTGCCACCCATGTCACCTCGTCCCATGTCCGAGCAGGTAGATGCGCAAAGTCCTGCCAATAGACATAATCCACCGGCGTCGTTTCGGACACCACTTGTTCATAGACTTCAGCCTGCGCCAGCCCGTTTTCTTCGTCCAGTGTGCGTTCAGGTGAGTATTCTTCCCCGCCTATCTCCGCATAATTGGTAATTGAAGGCTCAAATTCTTCAATCTTAGGCTCATAGCGTAGCCACGCCACGCCTCTGCCCGGAAGAAGCCTATCATCCACCACGCAAGACAGCGTATCGTGAAAATCAGGGTATTCTTTAATCTCAAAGTCAAGAACGCGCTCTAAAATCATCGCCGCTACTCTGCCGGCGTTATTTTTATCGTCAAAACGTCTTGAAATGTCAGGATTGGGCGGTTTTGCGTAAATGGCGGGCTTTAATGTCTGTACGTTAGACCAAAGAATATTAAATCGTGCGTCCGCTTGCTCTGCGTCTTTACGCTCGTCGCGGTAGCGCTTGACAATCTTCTCGCCACGCTCCGTCCACTTCTTATATTCTTCTTGGTAGCGCGATATTTCGTCGTGCCAAGGCTGTGCTGATAGTTTGTCACTCATTATATTCGTCTACCTC